GTCGTGGTGGTGTCACAGTTGACCCTTCTAAGTGCGTTATGCCTGTTCAGAGCAGGAAGGTTGCAATAAAGTGAATGTCAGTTCACAATAGAAAGTGAATCAGCATTCATAATTATATATTTTTTTGGAACACTGGTATTAATAGATACAATGTGTAATAATGCACCATAAGAGGCTAATCTCTGCCTCTTTTTTTTAATTTTCTTTATTTTGCCTTTCTTCCTCTTCTTCTACAAACTTATTTGCCCTAGCTATCCAGTAATCAAGTTCATATAAGCTACAATCCAGCATAGAATCGTAGCTTACATTAACTTTAAAGTAATTAAGAACTCTTAAAAGCTCTGTTATCATATCCAGATATATTAAGCACCAGTTTCCTCTGTCACTTCCACTGTAGTATCCTTCTGAGCCTCTTTGTCTTCCCAACCTTGACTCAAAAAACGTTTTACCCCGTTCACCACTTTCAAGTAGTCTATAGATATTAAGTTAAGTAAGTCTCCATACTTAACCCCAACAGATTTAGCTGCTACAGTTATAGCCCAAGAGTCTTCTAGTTCTTTTACTGCTCCAGCATCTTTATTTCTAGCTTTAAATTCCTTTTCACATTGCATAAAATCTCTGCCTGTCATTTCTTCTATATTAATATTTAAATCTTCAAATTCTTTTCCACCAAAATTATATGTTTGCGATAATTTTACTTTCATTTAATCCTCCTTAATTTAGTCCTAAGTATTTTCTAACTGCTTGATTAGCAAGCCCATGAATTACATTTACATTGTTAAGTACATCTATCTCTATAACTGTTTTTCCACCTATTTCAAGTTTGAAATATGTCACAGATAAGTCTATAGATGTTTCTAATTTCCCACTAGGCTTCATTTTTAGCCCATCCATTTTCTTAATTAAACCTTTGAAAGTTGCATCAATTCCGTAAACATCAGCACTATGTGTTTCTCTATTCATAGCTTGAGCTGCACCTTTACATTCAATCAGAATAGATTTTTCATTGTTGATTTCTAGTACTGTCTCATCAACACAATCCATTTTGATTTTAGCTTCTAATTTCTTAAAGTGACCCATTAAAGGCACTTCTAATTCAGCCGTCAACCCCATTTGCTCAGAAGTAACTGTATCATACTCAATGTTAGGCAATTCTACCTCTGATATTCCAGCAAGGTTATTTGAACCATTGAAATATGTTTCAGCATCTATAAGAGCATTAGGTATTTGTTTTCTTCCCATCTTTTCCCTCCTTATTAAGCTGTTAAGCTTTTAGCAAATTTTTGTAAAGCATCAACATCATAAACTTTTTTGAATGTTATAGATTTAGCTCCTGGAATTATTCCAAGTTCTATAGTCCAAGTAATATCCCCATTTATGATATCTATTAAGCTATTATCAACTGAGTAAAAATTAACTTTAGCAGACAATAATTGATCTGCTGCAACAAGTGCATTTAATCTAATGTTCATAGATTTTTTCATTGTTTCAGCCATTTTTAAAGTGAACTTTTTATCCACATTGTTAAAATATGATATAACCAATTCATTTCCAATGTACTTGAACATTCTACGACCATAGATATATTTGTCTTTTGGGTCTGTTGCTAATGGATTCTTAGCTGTTTCAGATCCCCAACATCTCCAACCTTTAAAGTTTATAGCCGTAACAACTCCATTCTTATTTAAGAAGTTGGCTTGTTGCTCCTTATCTAATCTAACTTCTTCATACTTTCCACTAGCATTTTTCCATACAAAAGCGTCCATTTTGTAAGAATAATTAGAAGGTCCTTGACTTGGAACTCCATTATTCTCAGAGTCTACTTTCATAGATAAAGCAGCATAATGGATTGATTGATGATATATTTCTCCTGCAAGTTTGATTTTTCCATATAGTAGAACTTGATCATTACTTAAAACATTGTTAGTTTCTTTCCACTCAACCAAGTCATTGTATTTCTTATCAGCTGGAGCATTTATTAATGCTATTGCTTCAAACATTCCGCCATTAAGTGTCTTAGCTTTAGTTTCCATGATAGCTGCAACATCACTTTCATGTGAAAAATCAGGAGCATCTATAAAAGCAGGTAATTCACTGTATTTCAAGAAAATTTCGTTTGCTAATTCTAGCCCTGTTCTTTTCATTGTTGCACTATCAAATCCACCTATAGCTTCTGTTTTTGTAACTTTAGATAAATCTACTTCTTCATACTCTATGTCTACATTATTTCCAGCTACTGTTGCATAAATTTCTAATCCTTCTGCTGTGTAAACAGTTCTTGCATCTGATATAACTTGTTTTCCTGTTGCATTCTTAACTATTACAGATTCAGGAATTACCTTGTGGCTAGGAATTAATACTTTTCCTTTTTCAAGGGCCTTATTAGCGAGTGTTTTCTTTTCTGATTTATGTTTAGTTAAATCTAAGATATTAACTATATAAAGTGGAGCAACGGCATACAACTCAAAGAAAACCTTGATAGCTTGTGATATAGAGAAATCTAAATCATAAGTGTCTCCAAAGTATTGGATAGCTTCCTGATAAGTTCCAATTCTTATCACTTCATTTACTTTTCTGTTTTCTGCTTTTACTTTGTGAATTGGTGCTGTTCCAACTATAAAATGCCCGTAATCTAAAACCACAGGTAACTGAAAGGCTGTAGCCCCTTCTTGTTGGTATGTACCATGTTTATAACTCATTTCTACCTCCTACTAATTCATCTACTATAGAATCAAAATATTGATAGTCCTTATTGATTTTTGGATAATCTTCTACAGGAATTAATAATCTCCCAAGTAGTGGATATTTCTCGATAAGTTTCTCAATTTCTTCTCCAAAATACACAGTCCCTCTTACAAAGAGAAACTCAGGTAAATCTAGCTTTTTACCTACGTAAATATATGTTTTCATTGTTATCCCCTTCCTAGCAGTTTTGCAATTTTTCTCTCAACTACTTCTGATGTGTCAGGTACTCCAAATACTCTAAATCTACAAACAGAGTAAAAATAAGGCTCTGCTTCTGCTGTAAAGTACTCTATTGAAAATGGATATGATTGATCCACGGCAAATTTTCCATCTACTGTACTTTCGTTTAGAAATTCTTTTTTCAAATAGTCTCCAATAGATAAGTTGCTTAAATAATCTTTTTCATTTTCCATTTTAGTGCCTATCCACACTTCTAAATCTACAGGTACATCATAGTTATCGATGCCATTTCTAGTTTGTTCAAACTTAGTAACCCTTAAAATAGCAAAAGGAAAGAGGTCTTTTTCGCTCTTTCCTTCTTCTCTATCTTCATGATTAATTTCTGGTAACAACCCATGATATACTGTAACTTTCTTATCTTTCAATCTCTCATTTAAGAAATTAAATACAAGTTGTTCTACTTCAACAATCATATCCCTATCACCCTGTTTATTTCATGCTCTAATCTCATTCTAAATTTTTCATCTGCATAGCCTTGTAGATATTCTAAAATCGATAAGTTTCCAAGCATTTGAGGAGCTGAAACTGACATAAGTCTTTTTATAGTTTCTCTTTTTCTACCATTTTTTGTAATAAATTTACCTGTTCTTTCAAAAGCTCCTAGATGCCCACTTTTATAAGCTATAAAAGCGTTTGGTAAAGATTTATACCCGCCTTTTTTTACGGCTGCTTGAACTATTTTTCCTTTTGTTCTAGTTTTGGGATTTAACTTAAAATGGTCTAAACCTATAACTCTACCGCTACTTATGATAGAGCCTGTCAAATTACTTTTACTAGTTTTAAAGATGTTAACACTACTAAGTAATTTACTTTTTTGTGCAAAATAAGACTCCGTTGTCTTTCTAATTTGCTCAGTTTTTACCATCTCAAGTGAACGATTAGTAGCCCTTGAAATGCAACCTGGTAACTCACTCTCATACTTTCCAAGAGTATTGATAACTTCATTTATTCCAGTAGCTTCAACTTTAACTCCTATCATTTTTCATCATACCTCGTTAAGTCTATCTCAAGTAAACCCATATCTTCCTTGGTTTCTTCCACCAAATATCTAACTCCATCTACTAAGATTTTTTCCCCAGAATGAGGTAGGTATTTAAAGAAGGACTTTTCTATAAAGAGTGTCATACCTTCGACAAATAACCCTTCATTCTCTAAAGATTTAGTTCTGTTTCTTTGCTTATTCTGAAATCTTTCTTCATCAATAACACAGATAGTTTCTTTTTTTCCTATAGTATGCGTATTTCCAAACTCTTCCAAATTTAGAAAAACACCTACTATATCACTAGCTACTTCTTCTTTAAATCCCATATTTAAGCCTTTTTAGATTTTTTTGAATTTTTATTAGTTTCTTCAACTTCTGTGTTTTCTTCTGTAGTTTCTTCAACTTCTTCAAGATTTTCAGTTTCTTCAATTTCTTCTGATTCTACAAGTTCAAGGGATTTAACTCTTTCTATGATATCTGATTCTAAAATATCCACTACTTCACCAGGATTATAAACTATCCCACAGTAAATCAGTGATTGAATAACTTTTAATTTCATGCTACCCCTCCTTATTTAACTTTTAAAACTTTTATAGCATCTATATCAAATGGAACAGGTAAAGGTCTTGATTCTGTTCTTACTTCAAGAGTATTTGCTTTTGCATCTTCATCTTCAAAAGGCACTCTTTCTGCAACTATTACCCCTTTTCCAATATCTGCTGCTGGTCCATAGTGTAAAGTATTATTAGATGGAGCAAATAATACTCTTCCTTCTGGAATCATTTTCACTGTATCATATGTTTTTCCATCAGCTTTTAACACTGAATGTTGAGTTTGGTATGAGTAGATAGGGATATTGTAAGGAGCTAAAGTTCCAATATATATTGCTCCACTGGCTAATTCTTTTGGATCTATTTGCCCAAAGTTAGCATTCTTAACATCTAGTAATTTAGTAATTTTCTCATTTTGAGTGAATAGTCTTGCTGCAACTGGATCCATTACTATATGCTCAACTTTTTGCCCTGTAGTTTCTCCTATTAATGTAATTACAGATTCTATATCCCCTGAAATATCTGCATTTGGTTGAGTCCACAAAGTAGTTGGAGTTATTTTTTGAACTGTTCCATATTCTATTTTATCCTCAATTCCTTCCCCTTTTACCACTACAGATCCATTAAACATCATTTCAATGCACATCAACTCTTCTCTTCTTGAGATTTGGTCTTCAAAGTCTGCAAATGCTTCTCCAATTAATTTCGCTTTCTTTTCCTCTGGAGAAATTCCACCATAAATAGTTTCTCCTGCTGATTTAGCAAAGTAAATTTCTTGTGCAGAGAATGTTTTCTTTGGTGCTACTTTTGGCGCAGAGTAATATTTAGATGCATAACTTCTTTTTACTACTTCAGTTCCTGGAATTAATTCAGATACGAAAGGAGCCACTAATTGTCTACCTTTTCTATACTCAATTTCCCATTTTGGGTATTCATGAGTTTCATGTTTTGCGAAAAACATATCTTTGATAAATGTCTTTGGTTTTATAACTGACTGGTCATATACTCCTAAAAAATCTATTAATACTGACATTAATATCTACCTCCTAATTCTTTTACTATTATTCCTTTATCTCTTGCTTTTTTGATAAAATCTGCTTTTGCAGTAGCTGCTTTTAATTCAAGTCCTTCGAAAATAACTTCTCCAAACACTACAACTGTAGTTTTAGTCTTTGCTGTAGTTCCATCAGCTGATTCTAAAACTATTCCAAATAAATCTGTTCCATCAGATAATTCTGCACTTACATTTACTGCTTGTCCTCTCTTAACTGATTTTCCTTGTGGCACTTCTAATTCCATAACTTTGTGACCTGTACCACTTAATAACTGGTCAACTCCATACTCATTACCTTTTTCTATAAAGCTCATTTTGTACCTCCTGTTTTTTTATTCATATACTTTAAAATATTACTTACTGGTATTCCTACAACTGTGCCTGTCTCCCCTGCTTCTGCTTTTGGGGCTACTGGTATTGCTGTCGCTTGACTCTCATTTTGTATATTTCTTAGAGTCTCTTTGTTTTTTTCTTTTTTAATGTTTAATATTTTTAATGCTAGATTTGCAGCATCTACTGGTTCTTTAAATTTAGCTGTATTTACAACATCATCAAATCCTGCTATTTCAAGATTTTCAATTGCTTCAATTCTGTTTCTTTCTCCTTGAATTGCTGAATTAACTATATTTTCATATAGTTCAGGGTAATCAGCCTTGAACTTTTCTACATTCATTTCTTCTGTGTTTGTAACTGCATTTTGAGTTGGCTCAGTAGCAGGTTCTGTTACAGGTTCTTCAGATTTAGCTCCTGGAAAATTTTTAAATTTGGAAATATCAAATGCTAGACTATTCACAATTAGTAAATTATTAACATTTTGTAAATTTTCCACTTCTCCTACTATCTCGTCAACAAACCCATACTCTTTAGCTTCTTCTGCATTGAACCATTTTTCTTCATCCATAAGTGCAGATAGCTCTTCTTTAGTCTTATCTTTAGCTTTAGCTAAGTAAGTTTCTAAAATACTATCTTTAACCTTATCTAAAAGAACTCCAGTCTTTTCTAGCTCTTGCTTGTTTCCATATGCCCAAGTTAATGGGTTATGTATCATAAACAGAGCATTTTTTGGCATTTTTACTACATCACAAGCACTAGTTATAATAGTTGCTGCACTTGCTGCAAGTCCATCAATAAATGCTGTAACTTTAGCTTTATGATTTTTTAAAGTGTTTGCTATCGCCACTGCTGCAAATACACTTCCACCAGGTGAGTTGATATGTAGATTTATGTTTTCTACATCACCTAAATTTCCGATTTCTTCTTTAATTGTTTTGTCACAAACATCATCCCAGAACTCATCAGAACCGATAGTTCCATACATTACAATATCAGCACTTTTAGCTTCGTCATTCTTCGTTATGTTCCAAAACTTCTTTGTCATTTTCGGCATTATTAATCATCACTCCTTTTTCTTCTAATAATTTGTTTTCCTTTGCTAAGATTCTTACATTTTGCTCAAAATCACCCCCGTTAAGCTCGACAGTTTCTTTTGTTCTAGTAGAGAATCCTTGTTGAACTCTTAAAGTACTTGCTTTAACTTCTTTAAGTGGGTCAAGTTGTCCTTGACTCGGTCCATTCCATTGAGCTCCGCTCCAAGCTTTTGTTAGCAATGGGTCTTCTCCATAATTCTTCATATCTACTCTACCTAGTAAATATGCTTCTCTTAACCATTCTTCATATACTACTTGTGTAAAATTGCTAGAGAACCAATCTCTTCTTTTTCTAAACATTTTCCAAGCTTCTAATAAAGCTGCTCTACTTGCTGAATAGCTAGCTGTAAAGTGCTTAATTAGTAACTCATAAGGAACTTCTAAAGCAGCTCCTATTTGTCTTAAAATTGAAGTAACGAAAGGGTCGAACTGTGCATTAGGTCTTCCTGGATTAGTTGCAACAACCTTTTCTCCAGGATTAAGTCCTTGAACTAGACCAGGTGTTAGTTCTATAGTTTCATCATTAGAACTATCTATTTGTTCTGTTTCATCTAAGACTTCATGGTCTGCTATATTAGCTCCTTGTGCATTGTCCTTATCACTCTCTATGAATATTGCATACATTCCACTTACAACTGCCGCCATAAGTTCTGCGTCAGTATATCTATCCAGTTGCTTCAGTGCTTCAATTACTGGTGATAAAATAGGTATACCCCTAACTTGCTCAGGTCTTTCAGCCAGCATTATGTGTAGAATGTTTAACTGCTCTTCTTTTCCATAAACAGAAATAAAGTCAGTCTCTACATTTCCTGATACATCGAGCGGGTGTTTTCTTGCAACATAATACCCAGAGATTCTATTATTGTTATCGATTTTCACTCCATCAACAATACTCTCATCATTTTGCATTATAGAAGGTGTCATAACTCTATCAGGCTCAATTATTTGTAGCTTTAAGCTATAAGGATTCTTTGGTGTTAGAAAATAGTTAAATTTTACAAAGCACTCTCCATTCAAGAGAATGGTCAAGAATACGAGATCTTGGACTTGGTCAAAATTAAGAACTCCCATCTGTTCAATCTTATTATCCGCCCACAGTTTGAATTCTTTTTCAATTGTAGTTTCAATAGTTTCAGCTTCTTCTTCACTAATTCCTATAGTTTCATAGTCTATAGATGATTTTAGCTTTAATCCGCTACCAATCACATTAGAATTGATGGTTTTCATAACCCCTTGAGCAACAGGAGCTCCCATATACAAGTCCCTTGACCTTTCAACTAGCTTTTTTCTATTCTTGTAAATGTCTTTTTTGACTCCACCACCTGTTGAAACCCAACCTTTCATAGAACTTTTTGTGGTAGATGCCCCATGATTTGAGTATCCAGTATTCAGAATCTCAATTTTCTTTCTAGCAACTTCTCTTTCAAGAGCCTTTTTTGGATTAAAAAAAGCAATAGCTTTGTCTAATAAATTCATTTTTCACCTCCTTTTGTAATAAAAAAAGAAGATTAAAACCTATAAATCTCTAGGTATTACCCTTCTCCCTAATTTTTTTCTACCACTATTATTTAATTTATCAAGTTCACCCTCCCAGAAGGCTCTGCCTTTTCTAATTTCAGATAAATCTTCTCTTACAAGCTCTCTTGTTCCAATTTTATAGCTTTTTCCAGTCAACACAGCTATTTCTGCCTTTCTATAGGCTTCAATCATCTGTGAGCACTCTTCTTTTGTATAATTCATCTATAAACTCACTCCTTTCGATAAAACTCTTCTTTTTGTTACTTTTGTAGTCTTTTTTGTAGCTTCCACTGTATATTTTTTACTTAAATTTGGATTTGCTATCTTTAATGCAGCATAAGCATAGTTTCTCAAGTCTAGGGGCTCATTTCTCTTAGTTCCTACTACTTTCCAGATAGTTTTTTTAACTCCTTTTTCCCAGACAGTAGTCTTAACTTCAGATGTTAATCCTTTGAAATATGCTTCATCATAACCCCTATCTACGTTATTTGGAAAGTGCATATACATAGAACCAGGTTCTTCGATTTTTAGTCTAGCAAGTATTGTCTCTTTCCCAGTATTAACTCCCAGAGTAAACAATGATATTTGCATTCTGTTAGTACGAGAAGGCTTAGATACAAAAGCTACCCCATCTCCACCTTTACCCTTAATACCAAATACTCTTCTAAACTCTCTAGGTTTGATATATTGATATGCTTCTTGTGTATAATGCCCTCCAGTATCTATACAAGTACAAAGAATTCTTATTTTTTCACCATCTGCATACTCAAACTCTGTTTCCAGGAATCTATCCAATTGCTCCCATACATCATTTTGACCAGGAGAACCAATAAATTGCTTGTAGTAAATACCCCAAGACTCTTCTCCTAACCCCCAGCCTACAACTTCAATTTCTAATCTGTCATCTTGAACATCGACTCCAGCAGTTAAAACTTGAACTTGGTCTGGAATTTCTGCGGTATACTCTTCTTTTCTCTTAGAAACATCTAAGAAATCTATCTTTTCTACTTTCTCTTCCCATGTTTGGCCAAGACATGTGTTCGTAAAAACCTTCATCATTTGCATATTGCCTTTTGCTGCTTTGAATTTTTTTATAATTTCTGACCACGTTGAAAATGGACTGTATAATTCTGAAATATGAAAACCTCTTACACTCCAATCATCTACTTCTTCCTGTGGTTGCCATATTCCATGAATCATATTTCTTTTCCATTCATGCTCACTTGAAATTTCTAAACAGTCAGAGCATTTATGCCCAACAGGTTCAAAGATTATGTTTCTCCATTCCAATTTTTGAAATGAGCCACATTTTGGACATGGTATATAAAACTCTTCCTTTGTCGAGTTCTCATACTCTTTCTCAACTCTTGAATCTCCCTTGATAGTTGGTGTACTTGTTATAACGATTTTCTTGTTCCAGAAAGTCTTAGTTCTTTCAATCGCTAAGTTTAATGGATCTCCTTCTCCACCAACATCGCTTTTAAATCTATCCACTTCATCTGCAAGTAGAATTCTCAATGGCCTACTTGATAACTCAGCAGCAGAATTACTTCCAACCAGAGTAATATATCCACCAACGAATTCTTTTTGTAGTTTGGTATCTCTTCCATCAACTTTGTTCAGTATTTTGTTTTTCAGCTGTGGTGTACTCTGTATCATGTCATCTAGTCTTGTACTAGAAAAATCTTCTGCTAAATCTTTAGTTGGCAAAAGATACATGATAGGAGCAGGATCATAGTCAGCATAATATCCAAATACATTCAATAAAATTTCTGTCTTAGATAACTGAGCCCCATACATCATCACTATTTTAGTTGTTTTTTTGTCCGAGATTGCTTTCATAACTTCTCTTTGAAATGGCACTCTGTCAGTTTTCCATCTCCCTGGTTCTGCTGATGTCTTAGAACTTAAAATTCTGTAAGTATCTGCCCAAGTGTCGATAGTTAACTTAGGTGGTGGTTTCAGAGTTTGGAATATGTCGGCAAATAGGCTAATTGTTTTTCTTAGGCTTGGATTTTCTATTGGATCCTTTTCCTTTGCTTTTTTCATCTTCCACCTCTTCTTCATCTTCCAGGATTATGTTTTTATTTTTAAATAGTTCTGGACTATATTCACTTAATTCCAACAAAACATCTTCTATAGAACTCAAAACTATATCTTGAATATCGCCCAGATTATCACAACCCACAACCAAAGGTGCTATTTTGTTAGGTACTGCTAACAATTTACCCTTTAAATTTGTGAGCATAACTGTCATAACTTTTCTGACTGTATCTGCAGAATGCAGTTCGTTTTTCAATTCTGATATTTTTATTGCTTTCAATTCTATATCTTTAGCTATTTTTTCTGTTTCTTTTTTGAGTTTGACCTCTTTTAAATCTACATCTACTGAACTAGATTCTCTTAAAAATGCTATAAAGCCTTTTATGCTTTCAGCCAATAAATATTTTCCTCTAGTTCCACTTTTCTTAACAATCTCATCCTTCGCAAGCATCCGAATATATCTGTCTGTAACTCCAAATAATTCTGCAAGTTCAGGACTACTGACTAAATTATCCTTTGTGTTCACTTTTAACCCCTTTCGGAACGGAAATGTTTAAATTTTCGACCAATATTCAGATGAAGTTTGGGATTCGCAAGACCCGCACAAACTTTTTTATATTCTGAAAGAACCTATTTTTTATTTTGGCGGAGAGTATAGGACTCGAACCTATAAGCCCAGCAGGACAACAGCTTAGCAGACTGCTCATTTACCAATTAATGTAACTCTCCAATAAAAAAACTCCCACATAGGAACGTATCCTGCACATCTAAGTGCTGTGAGAGTATTGATGTTATATGGCAGGTGCATATTGGGTTTTTCACCAATGCGAGACCAACTCTTCCGTCTAACCAACCTATTAGATTGATGCACCATATGGCAAGACTTTTTTATAGTAGAGTCTTGAACTACTTGACATAAGGAGGAAACATTCCTATTTCCTCAAGCTGCTAACATGATACCATTATATATTAGATTAAAAACAGTTACAAGGGCAAATTGGGTGCAAATTAGGTGCATTTTAAGAAATTAATTTATTTAATTTTTCTATGATATCGTTTTGAAAGAGGTTTGCCGCTATTTTTTCAACTAATAAATTTTTATTTCTTTTAACTGTACTTTCATCAACACCTATTTTATTAGCAACCCCTCCTATCCTAAATTTCTTAAAATAAATTAGAGAAATAATTTCTTGGTATTTTTCACCCTCAATGAAAGAAAGCCCATAATCTATAAAATCAAGAAGCCCTTTTATATTTTCTATTTCTTTTAAGCGTTCTCCTTTTATGATTTCTATCCGTTCGATGTTGTCTATATCTATCCTGTCGTAGTCTATGTTATCAAAGGTTTCGCCCGCCATTCTTTCGCCGTTCATCAGGAAAAGAACATATTTCCCGCCGAATCCCATCATGTTGATATTAGGACTTCCGCCATTGTATGTGAAATTGATGCCAGAGAACTCGTTTTCCAAGAATGTTTTGAAATCAGTGGACTGAGATTTTTTAATATCTTCAGCGGTTACCACCTGCACTGTGATAGGGATATCTTTCAGTTTTTTTTGTGAGTGAGCGGCAGTGATGACAACTTCTTTGATTTCAGTTTCTTTCTCTTTTGTCTTTTGCTGTCCATAGAGAGGAACTGTGGCAATGAGTGAGAGAAAAAATGCTT